TAATACTTCAAAATCTTCCATAATTTCTCCTTTTGATTAAAACGATGCAAAGGTACTACAATTATTTCAGTACTGCAAGGTTCTAAATAAAAAAATATATATAGTATAAATAAGTTATTTATACAAGTAACTTCTAAAAGGAGTAGGATTTAATCTTTCCTACTCCATTAAAGTTATTATTTTTGGTCTTCTGTCTTTCTCTTTTTCTTAAGTTCTCTTATTCTATTAGCACAACTTAAGTCTAAACAGATGTTCATTGTAAGTTCAAAGACTTGTTTTCTTAGTTCTTTAACCTCTGAGTTAAGCTCCTCATTATTTTTAAGAACCGCCTCCAATCTTTTACTGTTATCATCTGATAACTTCATGTAAAAGTCAAGGGAGTTTTGCATATTCTCTATAAGGTTATTGTCAACCTCACTATCATATTTCTTTCTTGCAAAGAACCAACCTCCCCATCCTGATACTATAGCTGTTATAATTGGAGTTATTACCTCTACCAATACATTTGTATCAATCATTTTCTTAAATAGATTAGTATTATTATTCTTACTACTGTATATATAAGGGCAGCAAGTCCTAAGTATAAAAGAAACTTCTGATACCAATATAATTTATTTACCTCTGTAACTACTTGCTCTGTCTTGGTAACTGTAACAGGAACTTCTTCCCTAACAATGACAGGAATTGAGTCAACCTTTGTTATTGTATCAGTTTTAGTTTTGTACTTAGTTATATACTTTTCCTTATATATAATTACTGTGTCTCCTTTAACAAATCTATCTATAGAGTCTCTTACAAATGTACTATCTATAAAGTTACTGCTTACATACTCTGTTTTAACTACTTCAACTGGGACTTCCTTTATAACTTCTACAGGGACTTCCTCTGTAATATATTTAGTAGTTGTACATGCTGTAAGTAAGAGTAATAGTAAAGTTACTATAAATGCACTATGTTTCATAATCTATATTTTTTATGGGTGCAAAGGTACAGATTATTTTTTATCTGTGCAAGAGTTTAAGTAATTTACTTATATATAGTAGATATAAAGAACTATAGCATATCCTCCCAATTTACCACTATACCCTTCTTAGCTATATCACTTAGCCATCTGTTAAATGCCATACCATCATATCCATCTGGGTCATGAAGGTAGTTAATTATAAACTTGGCTAGGTGTTCTTCATCAGGAATGCTGTCACCTAAGAAATCAGCTTTACATATATTAGCTATATATCATCTATTATCTGTAATAGAAGTCTCTTGATTACTAATAACATACTACTTAATAGTTACTGATTGACAATACTTAGTAGGTAACTGATATACCTTATAATCAAGACCTGTTGCAATAAGCTCAGCCTTATCAGTTATGTTCTTATTCTTAATAGTCAGAACCTTAAACTCTGTATTCTTAGCTACATAGAATATATAAACATTATCCTTTACCCACTTATCAGGACCCATAATACTCTTACCAAGTGTTACAGGTATACTATTATCAATCTCAACTGTTATAGTTTCCTTCTTGAGAATAGACTCAAGATTACCACTTGTATTGAGTTTCTTAAGGTCAATATTATCACCTATCTTTTCAACTACAATATCATTATAGGTAACATCTGCTACTGATGTGACTGTAACTAAGGGTGTACCTTGTATATCTCCTATCTTAATCTTCATAATTATTTAGTTGTTTTTGTCTGTTTTGAGATTTGCTTACTTTTAAGTGCTGCATCTTTCTTTGCCTTATCCTTATCAAGAGTAAGTCTTTCTCTATCTAACTTAATTCTTTCATCAAACTCTCTTATCTTTTCAGCAAGATTAGCCTTTGCTTCCTCTGAGAAAATAGGCTCCTGAATACCATCATCTTGATTCATCATAGCCAATCTATCTGCCTCAGCTTGACTATTAATCTGTGAAACGATTATTCTTGTCTCATTATCTCTTTGGTTCATCATATCTTGCTGCTCCATCTTAGCTTGTTCAGCCTGAGCCTTTTGAGCAATCTCTTGTTGCTGTAACTCATACTGTTGTTGCTGTTGTTGAGACTGCTGTTCTCTGATTCTTCTCTCATTAGCTTCAACCATTCTCTGTTTCTCAGCAAGAGAGCTTGAACCATATAACTTCATTATAGTTGAGAAGTCTAATGATTGATTTTGAAGAGCAGCCTGTGCAAGTGCCTCTAACTGTTGGTTAAGTTGCTGTGTTCTGTTACTATTATCTACAATAAGACCATAGTCACATTCAGCAAATTCATCACCATCCATATCAAGGATTTGCTTAGAGTTATCAGGCATTATATATTGGAACTTTGGACTTCTTCCCTTCTCAGCAGCTTTTGCAGTTTCAAGGAAACATTCAATAGCTCTCTTCTTTACATCATCATGCTTAAAGAATAACCACTCAGTAATGTGAGAACTTTGAAGAGTAGCTCTTTCTACACCACCTACTGTTTCTCTATTACTTATTTGACCTTCTCTCTGCTTAGTAATACCTACAAGGTCTCCAAGTTCTCCCTTTATATATTCACAAAGGTTAATATAGAACTGTATTTCATTACCTCTTGAAACATCTACTGCTCCAGAAGAGGCATTATTCAGACCTCCTGCAAGTTTGCCAGTTGCTGAACCTTGATTACCTTCCTTAAAGCTGTCCCTTACTCTGATACCATTTATCTTAGCAAAGTATATCCACTTATCAATCTCCCATCCTGTAGGAACAAGTGCAAGGTCAAGGTCAACTAATCTGCCTAAGTCTCTTGACATTAACTTAACAATCTTATCATGAGCAGCATCATATAAATAGTTAAGATGTTTCATCTTATCTACCATTGAGAATGGCTTACCTCCATTAAGATTATATATTGAACCTACAATACCAAAGTGGCATCTTGAAGGATTGCTTAGTCTATTATATTGTACTACTCTAGGTTGCATATTTACATATATCTTCTCACCTATTTTAGTACCTTCCCAAGCCTCATTTATCCAAAGAATCCTCTCTTCTTCTCCCTTATCTGTATCAAGAACATAGTTTTCTGCTTCAAGCCTGAAGGACTCTTTACCTGTCTCAGGATGATAATACTTTATCTTCTTGACCTTTCTGTAGGATTTCCAATACATTCTAAGAACCTTAATGTTACCCTGTGTATCATAAGGGAGTAAACTATTATTGATTCCATTAGTTTCTCCTACAGGATTCCAAAAGAAACCTTCTTGTGATGTCATTTCTTCACCAAGTTCCTCGTCATTTAAGAACCCAAATCTCTCATCAATATTATCCATTGAGTCTGTTTGAGCTTTACTTAATGAGTTTGGCAGATTCTCAATATACTCCATATCCTTAGGAGTAAGAACATCATTAAAGGTATCAATGATTTTGCCTGGAGACCAATAGTCTTCTATAATAATAAGGTCAGCATCTTCAATCTTGTTGCTGTTACCTGACCTAAATACTCTTACTTTAAGAGGGTCAAGTCTCTCTAATGTAGGCTCTCCTCCTACAATATCACACTGATATATTTCCTCACCAACAGCAAGAGCATCCATAAAGCCCTCATTAAATGTAAGAGCAAAACCAAGTTCATCTTTATAATGCTTTATATAAGCATTACCTCTTACTTCTCTGAAGTCTTGATACTCATAAGTATAATAGTCATTAAGCTTATCAAGCTCAGCATTAAACTCCTCTTCAGATTTAGAAGTATCTTCTATAAGTTGTTGAAGTCTCTGAAGTAATTCTTTCTTCTTAGCTTTTTCAATCTCACTTATAGCTGTTGGGTTAGTTACTATTACTCTATAATCAAACAGTCTGCTGAGTTCCTCACCTCTTAGTAACTCAAGCTTTGTATTCATTATAGGATAATGCTGTATTGTATCTGGTATAAAGCTACCCTCTTGACTATCAGGATTAAGAATCTTCTCCATGTCATCAATATGCACCTTACCATTCAGCAAGTCATAGTTAATCTTCTTATGAATTACTGAGTTTCTTACAGGTGAATAGTTAAAGAAGGTCTTATCATCAGCCCAGTCAAGGTGTGCTTTTCTCCACTTTTTATTCTTGGCAGAGAATGCCTTTTTCTGTGGAGGAAACTGTAAAACTTCACTCATATTATATGTACATATTATATTTGGGTGCAAAGGTATATAAAATAATCTACCTACACAAGAGTATAAGTAGATTATTAATGTTTAGTATCTAGATTTCCTAAATTTACTGTGTTTACTATAGTTATTGGTAAAGAACTTATCATTGCCTAAATAGTCTCTACTTGCAGCATCCCTACTTTCAGGAGTTAAATTACCTTGATATTTTGTAATATACTCTTGTCTATAAATCATTACCATACCAAGTGCTCTGATTCTATCCACATTAAGTTCAGGAGTAAAAGCTATAAGCTCATCAAGTAATGCTCTACTCTTTATAGTATAAAGCATAGGCATACTTACTTCTTGAGGACCTTCATTAGTATCAATGATAACAGTATGTTCCTTTAATAGCCAGTTTCTTATAAGGTCATTTGCATAGTTATTGATAGTTGCAGAAGCATTTACTCCCTTCTGATTACTACCAAAATTACTATACTTAACCATATCCTTATCCCTTAAATGCTCAGGGGTATCAGCTAAAAGATGGGTACAATTTTTGGTCTTAAAATAAGCATAGATGCCCTTTTTATTAGATTCATATAGACATTTAGCATTATACATTACACATAATTGTCTAACAATCTCATAGTTATCATCAGCAAAAGGCTTTCTTCCTGTAAACTCTGCAACTATAGTATCAGTGAATAAGTCAAATACAAAGGTAGAACTTAATGAAGATGACTCTGCTTGGTCATTATCTACAGGGTCATGACCTATAATATACCTATCAGAATATACTTTACCATTCCTGTCCTTTTGTGGCATAGTAAATATCTCTACTGCACCTTGAGAATTATTAGGAACACCATACTGTCTAATAGGAGTATCATTGGTAATCTTAAACTCAACCTCTCCATTATCCCATACAAGACCTCCTACATAAACATCATCATAACTTGAAGGATTTGTATCAAGTTGAGTTGCTCTATCATTAAGTGCAGTTACAGGGAAATATGCTGCTTTTACTTTAATAATAGCTTCAGCAGGAGTAATTGGGTCCTCAGCTATAGCTCTTAATACTGATTTAGGGTCTGTTGAATTATACTTAATCTTGTATCTGAACATAAGTATCTCAAGTAAAGCCTTGATAACATCAGATACCCCATCCTTATTATAACATCCTGCTCTGTTTATATATGAAGGGAAGAAGAATCCAAATGTAGATTGACCTTGTTTATTCTTATCAAACACATTAGGTATAGTATGTATATTATAACCCTTTGTATTATAAAGTAAGGTCTTTGCAGAACTAAAGTCTGATTCATCTTCAGCAGCAGTACCTACAAGATACATAGTTGCGAAAGTATAGTCACCATCCTCTACAGACTTTCTTGTAATATCATATAAGGATAGAAGTCCCTTAAATGAACCCATCTCCTCAAATAATATCCAACCTCTCTTACCTCTTAACTTCTCACTATCATCTTTAGCAGATACTGCCATTACTTGATTAAAACTTCCCTTTTCAATACCAAACTCATCCTTATATCCCATTATCCAAGACATTTCATTAGGAGAGTTTTTAAGCAGTAACCTTGGGAAAGGAGTATTAGTAAAACAGAAGTTTAATGCAGGCTTAAACTTAGATAGAGTACCATCCTTACTATCGGATAGGTATTCCTTCTGATAGGCAGTTAAGACAGTAATAATTCTTCTACAAGATTCCTCATTCTCACCATGTAGTAAGTTATGAGTCATTATTGAGCCAAGACTATAAGACTTAGCACAACCTCTCTTTGCAAGTTCAATAGCATGATGTCCACCTTCTCTTGCTTGCCATAAGTAGTGGAACCTCCAATAGATACCTTCAAAGAAGAAAGGAAAACTCTCTTTTCTTATAGCTTTCTTACTTCCTTCTTGTATAAAGTTTACCATCATTGGATTATAATTAAGAAACCAATAACAGAAACCTGTAACCCATTCACCATCACTCTCTCTTACATAGCCTTCCCTTATCCTTCTTCTCTCTTCATCCCAGTATTTCCTATACTCACTATGAGGATTACTATTAGGTTTAAGAAATGTATAACACTGATGCTTCATAAAGTGAAGAGCAGGCTGCCTAAAGTAGTCCATATCCTCTACTATATGGGGATGTGCAAGGTCAACTATAACTCTACCTTCTGAATCATGAGGACAGTCCTTTGCATAGGGTCTATCAGGAGATATTAACCACTGTATAAACTCAATATTATTAATACAGTCATATAGTTGCTCAATAACCTCTTCAGGATATTGCTCCAATAACTCATCAGTTAAAGGAGTTTGGTATTTATTCATTTCCATATTACATATCCTCATACATAGACTTCTCAGCAGAACCCCTCACTCTATCAGACTGTGCAATCTCTCTAGCAATTGACTTCTCTGTTTCATCTATTTCCTTTACAAGTTTATTAAGTTTACTGAGAACTCCAGCAAAGTCATTGAGAATTTTAGGTTTCTTCTCAATATCCATATCTGCTATATCCTCATGAGTAACCATGCCTTTTCTTAATATAGCTACACCTGCCCTTATATCTTCAAGAAGTAATGCTGACTCAGTCTTAAAACTTGCATAAAATTCTTGAGCAGTAACTATAGCTGAATCAGGTGTCCAATCTTCAGGAATACCTTCTCCTAACTTTACTTGTTTAGCTCTCTCTTCCTTATCAATATAAGTCTGATAGTCACTTCTTGGGTCTTCCATAAAATAGATATACCCTAACTCTTGTAATGCCTTCTCCTTATTCTTAGATTTATCCCTTTTCCAGAGGGTCTTGAAGGGGGCTAAACATAGAGCCTCTTCTGAGATTGTAAGGTTATATCCTTCATACTTAAATAGTTTCATTCTTACAATAGTTAATAAGTTGTACCATAGTTTTAACTGCTAAGTCATCCTTAACAACCTCAGCTTGTGAGTCATTTATTACTCTTTGAGTATTCTTTACTGTACTTATTATGGACTTAGTTTCTCCTTTAACAAGATATATCTCTAAGGTAAATACTTTATAAGCAGGGTAAGTAGGTGCAGGAGTAATACTAAGTCTTGGTATAAACTGAACATCAGGATATAGTATATTCAGAGCATCTATAAATAGTTCTATCTGTTTCATATTAAATAATAAAGCCCTAATAGACTTAACTACTAGGGCTTTTATGTTATAGGATTATACTTCTATCTGGAATAATCAGACCTGAATCCTGAGGAGTCTCATCAGGTATTTCTTCACCCTCAAAGATATACATAATATCAGTGTCTTGTATTAAAAGGTGGTCAACTCCATTGATGTGCACAACATCAAACTGATAAGTAATACTTGTAATATCATCAGACTCAAGCTGACCAAGTGAGTTCTTCTTGTGCTTATGATTTACCTTTGCATATCTTGCAGGATTAATCATTACCTTGTCACCTTTAGCAACTCTTGCATTAGGTCCTACAGCAACTACTGTCTGATACTCTTTAAGAGTTCCTGCCATCTTTGAGCCATCAACAAGACCTCCTCCTATCTTAACATCCTCACTATATCTATCCATTGTAGTAACAACAGAAGTAAATAGAGGCTTGATTTTTGTTATATTCAACATAGCTTATTATTTATTGCTTCTCCTTATACTATTGATGTATTTATACTTCTTCTTGACTCCTAGCCATCTTTCTTGATTACAGGATAATTTGCCAAGAGAGGGAATATTAAAGTTAGTCTTAAGCTGACTAAACCCTTCTTCATCTACCTCCTTAAGAGGTAATTCTTGAATCTTATTCTTTACAAAAGTAAAGAATGCTCTATAGGCTGGACTTACTATTTCAGTAGGTAGATTTAATTCCTCTGCTACCTTAGTTATAATCTCTTGATAGGTCATACTATTTTGAAGAATATCATTAATTGTAAACTCTTACCATCTTCCTTAATTCTTGGAATGAATCTTGGTGCAAGCTTATTATCAACAATAACTCCACTGTTTCTTAACTTACCCATTATAACTTGGAAGTGTGGGAGCGTTATTCCTAACTCTTCCCTCACTGCCCTTTTGGTGTCTTCATTCATAACTACCTTGTCAAGTATAGCTTCATCTGTGATAGCCTTACTTAGGAAGTATCTTTGCTTAGCAAAGCAAGCAGCAACATCCATTTCTCTATTAGTTAATGAATGAATAGGCTTAAGAAATATAAACCAATTCTTGAATAATTTATCCAGAGTAGTACCTATAGGAACTACATTATCTGGCTTCATTACTCTCCCTCCTTATTATCTGACTCCTCATTCTCAAGAGTGAGGATTTCAACAACCTCATTGACACACTTGTCAACAAATCCCTCAACTACACCATTAAAGGTCTTCTCATTCTCAATGACCTTGAAGAGGAAACTAAGTCTTGCAAAGATGTTGTTTGTCTTTGAAATCTCTCTCTGACAATCCATCTGCACTCTTCTTACGATGTTACTAACCTCTTCCTCTGTGTAAGTCTTTGGCTCCTGTGCAGGAGCACCATTCTTCTTCTCTTCCATAATCTTTGTATTTAATATGTTTCTAAAGGATAATGTCCGTACCTCTTTTTGTACATTTCTTGGTACTCTTGTATAGTACAAGTTGCTATATCAGTTGAACCACAATGGACACAATAATCAAATTCATCAATAATACCCTCATCCTCTGGGTACTTAGTGACATCTGATAAGTAGCTCTCTATATGTAGTGAAAGACAAGACTTGCAATACTTAACAGGAATACTATTATACTGCTCTTTTCTGTCTTGATTTGAGTTGTTCATATATCTTTCTCTTTAAGACATTTGTTTTACTCTTGGTATTTCCAAATGGTCTCTTAGGATAAATGTACCCTTCCATAGATACATGTCCTCTTCTTATTGCTCTTCTCACTGACTTAAACTTATGAACTGCCTCAAATGTATGAAGATGCAATCTCATTGTTCCGTCAGGATTATAGAGGTTTTCATTAAGAAATTTACCAAACTCTTCCTCACTCATTAGAGGTCTTTCTACTTTCTGCTCTTCCATTGCTGTTTAATGTTTATTGATAATAGAATAAGATAAATTGGTCTTCTCTCCAAAAGCATCCAACTATATCTTCTTTTTGTATTCCCTTTTCATTAACTAGGTTCTTCAATTCTCTTGAAGTACCTGCTGTAAGAACTTCAAACTTCTTCTCCATAATTCTTCTTCTTTAATTGAGCCTCTTATAGGATTCAAACCTATGACCTGCTGAGTACAAATCAGCTGCTCTATCAACTAAGCTAAAGAGGCAAACTGTTTACCAGTTTCTTGCATCGTCCTTATTAAATACACCTAACATACATTCATTCTTAATCTCCTGTATCTCTTTTTCTTTATACTTAATATCAAACATCTTTGATAATTGTTGAAAGTCAGCTTCAAGAGGTTTAAGTTCCTGTTCAAGTGTCATAGCTCTTACTCTTAACTCAGATAATTCATGTCTCATCTTTTTGAGAGTATTAAACTTTTCTATGAAAGCTTTTTCAGCTCCTTCTGACATCATATCAGGAAATAAAGGTGTTGCTGATGCAATAGTTTCTCTATCTGTAATTACCATCTTTGTAGTCTTTTTACTTATGGTCTTTGAAGAAGTATTTTACTTCTTCATACTATCTGACATACTGCATATACCTGCAATAGCCATAAGACCATAACATAAATACATTATTGCTTCCATACTACATAAGTTTTTAATTACTAGATTACTCTAGTGGAGCCTGAGGGACTTGAACCCTGAACTTCTGCTTGCAAAGCAAATGTGTTAGCCAATTACACCACAGACCCCAGATTGCCTACTTGGAAGTAGGCACTATACTTGGTAGTATAGATTACTTGAAGTTATTACTTCTTTTTGCCACCACCGCAGCCTTTGCTCTTCTTTTTGCAAGCCATAGTTGTAAGTATTAAAGGGTTAATAAAATAAGTAATAAGCTGGGAATACAAGGCTTGAACTTGTGACCCTCTGATTAACAGTCAGATGCTCTAACCAACTGAGCTAATTCCCAATGTTAGGGAAGTTTATCCTCATTCCCCAAGAGTCCCGTAACATCAAATCAAACAATGAAAAACAAAACGCACTAATCACCTTCAATATCTGTCTGATTACCACAGCCTGTATAATTAACAGGATATGTTCTTTCAGAACTAATCTTTAAGTACAATCCACAGCAACATTTATTGTGTTCTCTATAGTCACTACAAGGACAATGCTTATCTGTAGATTGGTTTCCTGAACATGGGCATTCTCCATTATTTCTCTCTATAGCCTTTAACAGACTATTAAGTGCTTTATCTTTTGGATTTAATACCCATCCTTCTTTTCTAAGTATCTCTACCATAGTAATTCTTTGTACTCCCTGTAGGATTCAAACCTACAACTCTCAGGATAGAAGCCTGATACTCTATTCAGTTGAGTTAAGGGAGCATTTATAGTTACGGGGGAAGGATTTGAACCTCCGACCTTTAGGTTATGAGCCTAACGAGCTAACCAAACTGCTCCACCCCATGATATATTACTTTCTCTTTGATGGTCCAGCAGCTGCCTTCATAGCATTTGCTCTCTTTGTAAGAGCATCAGCCTGTCTCTTAGCAGCAGCTATTGCTGCACTCTTTCTCTTAGAGTCACCCATTATTTCTTGATACCTTGCCATTGTATCAGCATCTGATTCTGCTCTCCATCTTTTCTCTTGAGCACTCATTCTTTCTGCCATATTCTTCTTTTAATTTAGTGTTGCTCCACCAAGACTTGAACTTGGAATATCAGGACCAAAATCTGACGTGTTGCCAATTACACCATAGAGCAATAGTGAGCCATTCTAAAAAGTGAACACTGAGAATGGCTCTAAAAGTTGTGTTCACAACACACCACCTTTGTGTTTCTTTCTTAAATCCAGTGCAAAGGTACAACTTTTATTTGTAACTACCAAATATTTTAGTAATTATTTTATAAATAAATCACTTTTTTACTTGTTTGGTATCTCAACTTTCCAAATTTGCAAGTTTATTTGCCCATTTTTCAGTGTAAAAGTGATAATAGTTCAAAGTGGATGGACACCACTTCTTGTGTACTGCTGCATGAACTAAAGAAGGAAGTCCTATAACTAACAGATAAAATGGACCTAATATAAGACTTTGCTTAACATGTCCAGTTTCATGCTGTATTATAGTACTGTTTACATAAGGAGATACAAAGATATATCTTCCTAAAGTAACACATCCTTTATTATTATGTGCTAATACTTCATAATCCTCAGTTTCATGAATACTATCTGTAGCAAATAAAGACTTATAGATTACTCCTATTAAGTTCTGAGGTAATTGCCATATATATTTAATAATGTTTATCATACTATTTCAATTGTTATATTATTTGGGTCTTTTAATAGTTCCTCATATAGTTTCTTCCATACTGTCTGACTATTTATTACCTTACCTACTACTTTATTTTCTCCTACTAATATACATCCTTCTGTATCTTTCTGAGTATTACCTGCATGAATAAGAACTCCTTCATACCCAGGCACACAACATAATCTTGGCATCTTACCTCCACAGAACTTTACATAGGGGTACTTAGTAAAGTTACTATACTTTGGGCTTACTACTTTCATAGTGATTGCATACTTACCTGTAGGTATAGCTGTATCACCTTTTATTTTCTTTCTACTAATTTCAGGTACTGTCATAGTACTACTTAAACATCTGTCAGGGTCTTCAAGTGTATCACAAAAATACTGACCATTAATATAAAGATGCCCTATAGTATAAAGCTTCTTTCTTGCAATTCTCTTTAATTGTAGTTTCATAATATCATGTTTTAATTTTGGGTCAAGAAGAGAAAGATATTACTGCTTTGGCTTCTTGTACTTCTTATTATATTCCTTAGTCCATAGACTCTTGTCTCTCTTAGTACCTACATATCTATAAGTATGAGGTGTACCTATTGAGTGAAGACTTGTGTAATCTTCTTCTTGTTCCCAATTAGGATTCCAATTATCATTATCATACTTCATACTATGAACTCTTTTACCATTCTCATCAATAGTCCATTCAGTAGATTCACCATTACTGTAAGATAATGCAGGCTGACCTTTACTGTTAAATTCAGTAATCATAGTCATGTGATGAGGAATACCTCTTTTATTATCAAACTGCATCAAGTCTCCTTCCTGAGCATCCTTCATACTTATAGGAATAAACCCATACTTAGAAGGGTCTTCTGCAAATGTCTGATTGCCTGATACTCTACTATATGGTCCATACATTGAAGTTGCAGTATTAATACATGTCTGAGGATTATCTTCAGTACCAAATAAGCTTATTCTTGTTTTATCAGACATCCCTAAATATCCTAGGCCTCTACTTATGATATTCTGACTAGGTATTTGAGGTACTATAGGTGCTTGTTGTTTAACCATCTGATTAATAGCTCTTACTTGAAATCCTCTTGCTCTTGCTTCCTGATACTCTTGTAATGTAGGAGGTGTAGTCTCATTACCTGTGTACCTTGTATAATTACCTCTTGGAGTTACCACAACTTCAGCAAGTTGATGTACTTCTCCTCCATCCTCATACTTTCTTGGTACATACTTATAATAGTCTCCACTCTTATCAAGAGTATATCTTTTTCTAAACTGTATAGCATCTGGCTTCTGAGAATAGTACCATTGAAGTTCATACTTTATAGTAGGATGGTCTTTCCTTTTCATGAACTCATAAGTATCATTACTCTTATCATAAGCAACTGACCTTGCGTGATAACCATCTCCCTGTTTATCGTACATACCTCTTGATATAGCTTCACTAAAGTCTTTAGGCTTACCATTAAGTTCCCAATACCTTCTAACATTATAGTTAGTGGTATCTCTTTGATACTCTGGTAATGAATTTAAGAATGAACTAAAAGGAGTGACTGTGACTTCCTTTAATGTCCCTCCATCTATAATTCCTTCTTCCTGACCATCTAATGACCCACCATTAGCAAATTCATTATACTTCTTTCTTATCTGAGAAGGGTCAGTTATACCATTATGTACAGCTACTTTTATAAAGGCATTTCTCTCATACATATTGAGAGTACTCCACTTATCTTCCATACTATTAAAATTAAAAGATACTTACTATAGTTACATCTTAATAAGCTCTGTCAGTTGTAACATAAAGAATGTTGGTCTTACCTTTAAGATATAAGCTATAAGTAAGTATCTATAATGTTATTTTTATCCTTATTCATCTCTTATCATTCATCTCTTAAACACAAAGAGACCTAGCCTGTTTTTCCTTGTTTTAATCAGGCTAAGGATGTGGAGTTCCCACAATACTATTAGTTTGAAGAGGCGGTTATATATTATTAGTTTGAACTCTTGGTTATCTCAAAGCTCCAATTACCTCTGCCCTTCTTAATATCCTTTACTTTCTTAAGTTGGCTTGGAGACTCTTCCACCTAATAGTACTCTTTGAAAACAATAAGATGAATGACTTAAAGAAACTACTTATATGTCACCTGAGTGCAAAGGTACACATAAAAATCAACATACACAAGTGTCTAAGGAAAAAAGTTATAGTGGGCATACTCTTTTAGAAATTTTTTTTTGAAATTTTTTTTCTGATTTCTGAAATCTATTGGGTATTTATGAGAGGGATATAGCCACCCAATACCCTCCCTAGTCTTTGGCAGGTTGGGTATAACCCCCTGTCATTCAATAATTTATTAACAACTTAACGCATTAAAGTTATGTCACAAATCACATCAACTAACCGTATGTCTGCAAAGCAGTTGGTTATCAGTCAGGGTGCAGCCCTTCAGTTCATCAACAACCCAAACAATGGAAACCTCTTCTTCATGTGTGGTAACATTAAGGGTTATGTAAGTCCTGCTGTCAAGGCAGTTGCTGATTCAGTCAGCCTTGATGAGCTTCAGTATGCTGAGTGCAGTATTGACGGTGCTCCAGCAGTTCCTTGCCTGATGATGGTTGGCAACAGCCAGCAGAATGTCAAGCGCACACTTGGTGCAGACCTCTTGTAATGAGAGGCTGCCCAAGCAAGTAAGCAGCCACAGCAATGTGGTTGCTTGCTTAAAAACAACTTAGACTCATAGAACAATTACACCTTATATATAATATAGGCTGATTGTTCTTTGAGTTTTTAGTTAAAGTAAAGCTTTAATTGATAGTTATAATTAATTGATTGTCAATGGTTTAAGTAGGATGATAAGAGGGTCATTATAACCAACCCCAAATATTCCTCCAATTTATCCAACCTCTTATAAAACCACACATCAATAAATCTATAGCTGTTTTTACTGCCCACACATTAAACTAATATCACCAATCATCCTAATTTAACAGGTATTTTTGGTCATATTTTCATCCACTCATAACCAAAAATCAATGAAAAAGTACATAATCAGAGTATTTATCCTCTTCATAGAAGGGATAGGTATTATCATATTCTCAATAGTCATAGCAATTAGTTTCATAGCAATTGCTGTTGGCGATGGAGACAAAGGGTTACTTGACCTCATCTATTAACATTTAACACCACATTTATTATGAAAAAGTTTCAATTCATCTTATCAGTTATTATACTTACAGGTATTGCTATTCTTGCAGTTACTTCATTCATCATTGTATTCCTTGGCTTTACCACAAACTCTTTCCATAATGTTGACCTTGGCTCTTTAGCTGCCTTTGACATTGTATTCTGGTTATGTGGAAGACTGTTTGCTCCAGTAGTAAGGGATTGCTATGATGATTGGCAGGAGGAGAAAACATGCCAAAGCAAGTAATAGCTAAAAGGTATCAGTTTTGGGGAGCTAAGGGGATTGAATGGTCTCCTTGGTTTCCCTATAGTGGTACTGAAGAAAAGTGGCAACTCAAATCACAAGGATTAAGAAATGAATACAAATATAAAGATACTGATAGTAGTTGCTCTGACAGCAATTGCCTATAGTATAGGTCTTCATCTTGGTAAATATAGCTACATAGATGGAAAACTCTGTAATACTAAAGAGGCATATCTTAGAGAAAGAGAGTTAAATACAGCAACTACAGAAATGCTACACATGTATTGGGAGTACAATGATGTTGAATATATCAATGACTCTATCACAGCAAGACACAACTTTTGGTTAGATTGTATTATGGAGACAGACAGCTATTATATTGCTGATAGTCTAAGAAATCATGATTGGTCTGACTTTGAGTGGGAGCATGATTGCAGTACAGAATATGATATGTAGCAGGTAAGCCCCAATGGTGTAATGGTAGCCACGACAGATTTAAGCTCTGTTGACCTTTAAGGTTATGTAAGTTCGAGTCTTACTTGGGGTACATAGGTTAGGTTAGTTTTTAGGTTAAAAGATTGTGCAAATGAGCTACTCTTGTGTTTGCATCAAGCCAAGAGTAGCTATTTTAATAAACAGACATGAAACAGCTATTTATTCTCTTTGTTATGCTTAGTAGTATAGCAAGAGCACAAGTAACTCATTGTACAGTAACTTGTTATCAGCCAGTAAAAGAACAGTGTAATAATCAACCACTAATCACATCAGATAATAGTAAGATTGACCTTCAATTATTAAGAAAAGGTAAACTTAAATGGTGTGCTATTAGTAGAGACCTATTATGGCTTATACCGTTAGGTTCAAAGATTAACATTGAAGGGTTTGGTACTTATATTGTACATGATATTACTCATAAGAGATTCAACCATAGAATAGATATACTTATTCATCCTAAAGATACTACAAGAATATGCAAGCAGAAAGTCAAGATAAAAGTAGTCCATTGACATTTGATGATTGGTTTAATAGTTTATCTCCTGAAGAGGCAGCTGACTATGTTGCAGACCTTGAAGCAGATTATTGGATTGAAGAAAATAAAGCATTTGGATGGGAAAGATAAATATACAGGACTTATATGTATTTGCCTGTAAGAACAATCTCTTCAATGAGGACATATATACTGTGATAGAGCAATTTAAGACTTCTTTGAAGCCCATTCAAACAGTAGCTTCTTGTAATGTGCCATTTGAAATAGATAAAATAGAGTGGACTTATGAAGAGGTTCTTGAATTATTCTCATCATAGCTAATAGATAGATATGAATATAAAAGACATACACAACAAACAGTTAGAGCAGAATATACATTTCAGGGAACTTAAATCTCATATAAATAATATCAACTATGAAGCAATATATGTAGAGTTTAATCTTACTACAGGAGCTAAATCATTTGATATTATTACTTGGGATAAAGATAAAGGTATCTGGAGAGAATATGATAACTGCTCAATCAACCAATGTAACTATTAGGTATCTTCTCCTATAATAGATAATGATAATACCTTATTACTATTTGCTTTAACTCATGATTGGCAAATAGATTTAGATAAAATCAAATCTATAGGAAAGAAACTTGAAGGTAAACTACTACATGTTGGATATTTTAATACAAGAGATATAGATAAACTTAAGGCAGTATATATGACTGATGATTTGTCTTGGACTCTTAGGAAATTACAATATCCTAATAGAGCAGATATAATGTTCTTGATGTATATACTTGCTACTACTGATACTCAGGTTAGTGTAATTATAGACAATCCTGACAAGATAGGTATAGAAGTGCACTCATCAAAGAATTTTATTTATACTCTCTCTTATTTAGCTTCCTATAACTATATTAGTAAGGAGGCTTTTGACAATGTATTAGTATTTATTGATGAGAAGTGTATGTTTGCTCATTATAAGATAAGCTATAATAAAGGTATTATTGAGTCTATCAAGTTATATCTTGTATATGCTTAGCTTTATGCCCCGATAGTTCAATGGATAGAACACCAGCCTTCTAAGCTGGTTATCTGAGTTCGATTCTCAGTTGGGGTACAAGTGTTTTTCATGGTATTAGATTTAAGGTTAGTGACCTAACTCTGTTGTGATAACAGGGTTAGGTTTTTGTAAAGGAAACATCAACTCAATTATATCCAATGATAACTATTATCATTATGAGTCTTATGTTATATGTCAGTCCTACATTACATACAGACTCTGAGCGCAAGGATAATATTACTTCCATTAAACAAGACTTTCCACAATATGAAGTGATGAGTGTGGATTGTTTTGGCATTTTACCAACAGAAACCATTACTTACTCTGTTGATGAAATAGTAGTATATCCTTCCTATGAACAGGCTAAAGTAATCAGCATGGAGATTACAAGCCCCTTTAACCATGTAGGCCATACTTCCTAAATATGATACCTATGGTTTGATGGACATAGTTAAAGGGGGGGGGGAATGTATATTCCCTCTCCCTGATACTACATTTAGGTCATAAAGATGATACAGTTTGAAAGAGAGGCAATGAAGTATGTGGCTGATACACACAGTAAAGCTACAAATGATTTTCAGAATGCTATGAATATTGCAGTAGCCAAGGCATATACAGCAGCTTCAAAAAGATATTATTGGCAAGCAAGGAAGGCTTTTTGTAAGAGTTGTTCTAATTATATTACCTGTATGAAGGACAATGACTCATCTACTGTGGTTAGTTGCAAGAAGTTAGAAACATTTGTTATACATTTAGAAGACAATGGCAGACAAGAAGATTAAAAGACCTACAGGTAACTTTGGTAGTAGTTCTACTAAAGATAATACCTTCAGAAAGGGAGGTAAACTTACTAAGAAGAAACCTAAGGAGTGTAAGTAATGAAGGCTTGTAGAAAGTATCAATTGGCAAGAGTAATCACAATGATAACTCCTTTGCTTTGTGCTATTATGCTTGTTTTTAATCTTATCCTTAATTTTAATTGGTATGAGTATAGAATCATTAATTATATTAGTGGTACAAGTATAATAGTATGGGTATATTTCTTGTTAATGGGTTATGTATTCAATCTATGTACTCATCATAGAATGTTTACATATTACCTTATATTTGCTAATGGTTCAGCCATTATAGACTATTATTATACTTTACCCTTAACTACAGAGAACTATTATCTCATGTTGTTTTTAGGGTTTGGTATCTCAGTCTTATTATATGGCTATCTTAAGTTTAGAGACAATCGAGAATTAACTAATAAATCAAACAAAAATGATAGTCAATTTCAAAAAAGAGCATTTTGACAGAATGGTACAGCTTGCAACTATTATGTTGTTGAGTAATGGTGTCATTATGTCTAAGTTAGGTCAGCCTATGAATATAGTAGAGTTGTTGCATACAACTACTATAGGTACACTTAACAATATCCGTGTATCTCTTGGCAAGTACATTGAAGGCTTGGAGAATCAGGATGAGTGGGTAGCTACTACAGAATCTCAGAAGAAGCTTGAGGTTGCTAAGGAGCAGAAGGAGTTAGTTAATCTTATCATTGGTTACAAGAGACATAAGGCAGAAGTTGAAGAGACCTCTCATAAGAGAGCAATTCTTGAGTCACAGCTTAAGTCTCTTAAGGAGTCTCAGAAGACCCCTGAGGATAAGATTAAGGAACTTGAAGCTGAGCTTAATGGCTTAACTACAGAAGAGTTCTGAAGACATTAACGTTACTTACAATACAATAAATAAATAACAAATAATATGGTACAAGTTAAGTTAAACAAAAGTAACAAAAATCCTTTCTATGGATTAAGAAATTGCTTATCTTTGTTTCAACAGACCTCCTCTGCTATATCATCTACTCTTCTTGACCAATGTTGGGAAGAGGTTAAGAATGATAAGGTTAAACGAGAGTTGTTCTTCTCATTATTATTCTCAGTAGGTGATGTCACATCAAGACAACACAATATCTTTAAGGGAGTAAAGAAGGACAATGGAGGTAATGCCAACAGAGAGGGTTTCTACACTATATTTATGTGGCTGAAGAATAAACAGCCCCAACAGTTCCTTAAGTTCCTCAATGCAGGTCTCTTCAATGAGTACACTTGCTTTGATTTGCTATTCAGAAGCAGAGTACAGACCAAGGGCTGTAAGGTTGTTAAGGTATATGACATCTTTGCAGATGCTCAATACAGACAGTCCCTTGCTGAATATATCTATAGTGTAGTGGATGGCACTAATCCATTTAACAAACTGCTTGTGGCTAAGTTCCTTACTCTGCCAAGATTCTCCAAGAGAAGTAATCACAAGAAGATGCTTTCTCAGACAAGAGAGGTAATGGAGAATAGAGCTAAGTTCCTTACACTCTTATCAGAGTTATGTGGTTGGGAGTATAGTCTTACTGATACTTATTGTAACTTTGTAGGCTACAGAAAGTGGAGAAAAGAGTATAACAAAGACCTTGAGTCAGTTCTCTTCTCATCTGGCAAGATTAAGGAGTTTGATAAGCAGTCTTTCTTAGATTGGTTTGATAAGCTCCCTTCTCAGGCAAGATATAGAGTAAAGAACAGAATACTCTATAAGACTGAAAATGAACAGCTTAAGTACCCACAGTTAAAGCAATGGTATAACGAGTGGGAGCAGTACAAGGAAGCTAAACAAGCAGAACAAAGGGGTCTAGAAGAGAAGATAAGACAAGGTCAGGCAAGTGAAGAAGACAAGGTTAAACTTGAAAAGGTAAAGAAAGAGGCTAAAGTAAATGTTGGTGCAACCAATTTCAATGAACTCTATGAGGAGATTTGTAGAGGTACTATTGATAAGCTTAAGCTTGAGTCTTTCATGAATAGAGTAAACCTTCCATACAACAGCCTTGTTATTCTTGATGATAGTGGCTCTATGCAGGGGGCACCCTTTAACTTTGGTGCATTCATTGCAGCAGTATGCCTTTGCAAGAACCCTGATGATGATGGTAGAAACTTGTTAGGTTTCTTTAATAGCCATAGTCATTGGCATGGTCACATTGATGCAGCTGCTGCAAGTAGAAATTCTCTGCTTAGAAGCAGTATTGCTAAAGTCAAGAACTCTCCTCTAGTTGACCCAAAGAAGTCATTTATTGAGAACTATAAGGCTATTGATGCCTTCTGTAAAGCAGTATTCCAAAGTGGAGGTACAGACATTTCTTCTATACCCGATGGTTTGAAGAAAGTATGTGATGCCAATCCACAGGTTCTTGATGCTCTTCAGAGTTATCCTATATGGACTATTATCTCTGATGGTGAATGGAATCAACTTTGGTCTCCTGAAGCCTCAATCAATGACTTCTTTAGAAAGTGTGAGAATTACTTTGGTTTTAGACCATTTATTGTTGCTATTGATATTGCAAAGTACTCTCGTGGGTTCAATGCAGATAGATTCAGTGGCATTGATAACATGATGTATATACCAAGTAATCCTGCACAGATTGAACAGTTCCTTACAAACTTTAAGGATATGGACACATTTGATGTGTACACTCCTCTTCAGTCTTTGTATAGGAGCAACAGATATGAACTCATTAGAGTAAATACTCTGTAAAACTACTTGAGCACTTACAATATCATTATTTACATGGTGAAATGGTTTACACATTAGACTCAAACTCTGACGTCCTATTGGACATGAAGGTTCGACTCCTTCTGTAAAAAACATAGTGCTCTTTTTCAAGGGTGTAGGGGAGTGAAATCCCCTACATTCACAACATGATACTTACAATATCTTAATTAATGATTAATTAGCTCAGTTGGTTGGAGCGCAAAACTTTTAATTTTGATGACGTTGGTTCAAGCCCAACATTAATTGTATTTTTAGTGTCTATTTTTGGGGAATTTGACAAAGGTATGTCAATAGTATTGTGTAGCAATTGTTACATACAATAATATCA